AAATACCTATAATACACCTGCCGAGCAGATGAAAAGGTTTAAAGAAGCTGGTTTAAACCCAAATCTAATATATAAACAAACAAATGAAGCTCAACCTGTCAGAAGTACAGATTATGTTGCACCACAATTAGATACAGAAAATTTAAATGTATTAAAAAAATCTAATCAATTTCAATTACAAGATTTATCTCTTGAGTCAATGCAAGGTCAAGTAGAAGGAATAAAATTAAGAAATGATGAACAACGCTTAAAAAACGAAATATTAGCATCAACAAAAAATGACTTAATGGATAAGCCTTCCATTGTAAATAGAGTACAAAACGCATCATATGATAATTTGCTCGAAAGTGCAAATATTAAAAGACTGGAAAGAAGCCAGTTTCCAGTAAGAACAGATATATTAAAAGAACAATTGAAAACAATAGCAACCAGCAATGAATATCAAAAGTTAAATATCATGCAAAAATATGATATTAACGAGTTATTGAAAGAACAAATTAAAGCAATTACAGAAGGTAAAAAACAATCTAATGTAATAGGTGGATTAGATGTAGACACTAGACAAAGATTAGAAGAAATATTAAAAGGTAGCGGAAGCGGAACTGGAGCAAAAATAGCAACATTTTTAGGTGATATATTTAAAACATTAATTAAAAGATAATGAGAAAATACAATCAAGATGAAATTTTAAGATTAATAAAATTTTATAATAATTCAGATTCATCTGAAAAAGAATTACTTAAAAAGTATGTAGAACAAGCATTATTTAAATATTTCAATCACAAATTAAAAACAAAACTATGCGAAGACGAACATCATATCGCCGCTCATCTAGAAAGCGCGGTTATGGCAACAAGCGTAAAGTAAGCCGCAGTTATTATGTATCACGTGGCGGAATTAGACTATAACAAATAGGGGTTAGTCACCCCTAATTTTTAATAATCAAAAAACAAAACAAAATGAAGCCGAATTTATTTAATTCGATTAAGCTGCAAAGACCTAAAAAGAACGTCTTTGACCTCACCCATGACGTAAAGCTATCAGCAGAAATGGGCAATTTAACTCCGATTTTAACATTAGAGTGTGTACCAGGAGACAAATTTGAATTAGGCTGTGAATCACTTATTCGATTCGCACCTATGATTGCACCAGTAATGCATCGTATGGACGTAAGTATGCATTACTTCTTTGTTCCGAATCGTATATTATGGAACAATTGGGAAAAATTTATTACAGACGCTAATTCCGGCGCTGTTCAACCTTATTTTGACCTTAACGAAGCATGGGCAACTATTCCTGAGTTACAAAAAAATCTAAAATTTTTAGATTATATGGGTGTACCACCAATTCCAGTTGGTGGAACCACAACAAATATTAATGCATTACCATTTGCAGCATATCAAGCTATATATAACGAATATTATAGAGACCAAAATTTACAACCAAATTTTGATTATAAATTGTTAGATGGTAATATTGCTTTACAAGGTGGTACAATTGAATTTGTAAAACAAACAACTACTTTAAGAAGAAGAGCATGGGAGCATGACTATTTCACATCAGCTTTACCATTTGCTCAAAAAGGACAAGCCGTAGATATTCCATTAGGAGAAATTAGTGGTGATGTATTGGTAAAAACTTCAGGTTCAACTACAACATTAAATGGTACACCTAATAATATTACAGTATCAAATGCTAGTAGTACACCACCATATGCACCAGACCAATTATTTGCTGAAACTGATGGTTTAGAATTACAACCAACAACAATAAATGATTTACGTCGTGCATTTAGATTACAAGAATGGTTAGAAAAAAATGCTCGTGGTGGTACTCGATATATTGAGAATATTTTAACACATTTTGGTGTTAAATCGTCTGATAAAAGATTACAAAGACCTGAATACATTACAGGAGTTAAATCACCTGTAGTTATTAGTGAAATAGTAAATACAACTGGACAAACTGATGGTTTACCACAAGGTAATATGTCAGGACATGGTATGAGTGTATCATCAGGCCGCTCAGGTTCATATTATTGTGAAGAACATGGTTATATTATTGGAATTATGTCAGTTATGCCAAAAACTGCATATCAACAAGGTATTCCTAAAACTTTCTTAAAAAATGACACATTAGATTATTTTTGGCCATCATTTGCACATATTGGAGAACAACCAGTAACACAAAATGAAATTTTTGCTTATACTGAAAAATCTGAAGACACATTTGGATATGTTCCTAGATATGCAGAATATAAATATATGCCAAGTCGTGTAGCTGGTGATTTTAGGACTACATTAGATTATTGGCATTTAGGTCGCATTTTTAATGAAGACCCTGCATTAAGTGGAGCATTTATTGAATGTGACCCTACAAAACGTATATTTGCAGTAGATGACCCAGCAGGTGATTCATTATATTGTCATGTACTTAATAAAATTAAGGCTATTAGACCTATGCCTAAGTTTGGTACACCAATGTTTTAAAAATGAGTACACGTTGTATTACACCATTTTATAAAAAAGAACCAACAAGAGGTGAATACATGCCTTTACCATGCGGTAAATGTCCACCATGTAAAAAAAGGCGTACATCAGGATGGTCATATAGATTAGTTAAAGAAGGAGAGCGGAGTAATTCCGCTCTTTTTCTTACATTAACATATGATACTGAATATGTACCAATTACAAAAAATGGATATATGACATTAGATTTAAAAGATTTACAAAAATTTTTTAAACGTTTAAGAAAATTATCAAATGAAAAAATCAAATACTATGCAGTTGGGGAATATGGTAGTACAAAAGCCAGACCCCATTATCATGTTATTATTTTTAACGCTAATAAAGAACATATTGAACGTGCTTGGGCTCTTAATAATAAGTGTATTGGTACTCATCATATTGGTGATGTTAGTTCTGCCAGTATCGGTTATACGTTAAAATATATGTGTAAAGAATCTAAAATTCCTATCCATATTAATGATGATAGAAAAAAGGAATTTAGTGTTATGAGTAAAGGTTTAGGTAAAAATTATTTAACTAAACAAATGATAAATTGGCATAAAAATGATTTATTAAACCGTATGTATATACCTATAGAAGATGGTAAAAAAATAGCAATGCCAAGATATTTTAAAGATAAAATATATACAGAAATGGAAAAAGATAAAATAAATGAACACATGGTTAAAATTGGTGAAACAGAAGATGAAAAAATGTTACAATTTTATGGTTCATTATACGAACAAGAAAGAATTAAAATGGAACAAGGTTTAAAAGCATTCAAAAAAATGCATAAAGAATCAGAGTTTGAAAGAAAACAAAACCAACTATGAAAATTAAAAACGCATTAAATTATCAATCTTTTCCTAAAGATTATGAAAAGATAAAAGGACCCAGTATGACAATTCCTGACCAAACTATGTCTATTAGAGAATTACTTAGAAGATATGCAAGTGGTTTACCACTTGGAGGGAGCAAGGAACCTATATATGAAGGTGAAGATGGAGATGGCATTGACCCTCGTAGACTCGATTTAGCAGAAAGGCAAGAACTTGAAATAGCTGCTCGTCAAGAACTTGCTGAAATCGAAGAACGTTTAAAGAGCAAAAAAGTAGAAAAATCGAAAGCAAAGCTTTCAAATGAACAGATTCAAGACATTGAATCACAAGATGTTGAAAACATCTAAAAACAGAGTAAAACGGCTGTGCAAGTTTACTTGCATGGCTGTTTTAATCAAGACAAGCGAAGCGCGTCAGTAATAAGCACTAATACTCTTGATATATTAGTGCTTATTGACACCAAATATGTATATTTGGAAAGTGAAAGAGGAAGAAGGAGGTACGACGCACAACGATAGAACGAAACAAAAAACACATATTGTGTCATTAAAAAACAAAAAAAATAAAAGTTATGCCTATTGGACCCTTATTAGCAGCTGGACTGGGAGCACTACCAGGACTAGCAAACACTGCAGCACAATTAATAACTAACAAAAAAAATAGACAAAACGCTTTAGCGGATTGGAATAGGTTAAATACCTATAATACACCTGCCGAGCAGATGAAAAGGTTTAAAGAAGCTG